CTATTGATATCACAATGAGTTTATTTCATTAACCATTATATCATACTCTTCTTTAGAAAACTCTTCTCCTATCTCTTCTTTTAGTAAAGGTATAAGATTATTTTTAGTTATGTGTATCTCTTCATATTCTACTTCTATATTAAATATATCGGTAGTCTTAGATTCTTTTTCAGACACTATATCTATTTTTAAACCAGAGAAAGTATAAATCTCTTTTAGATCTTTTAAACTTACTGAGTCATCTTTACACTTTATCCAAATAAAAGCCGTTGATGGATATGTTTTTAACTCTTTATGTAGATTCTCGATATCTTCAGTACTAGGTTTCTCTTTAAGATGTATAGTTTTAAATATTCTAGCATTCTTATTTTTTATAAAATTAAAACTAAAATTATCTTCATCTACTATAGTGGCGTGTATTAAACCTTTATCTTCCTCTTCACCATGTTTCAGTCTATCAAAACTACCACTTGCTAAGATTCTATTATACACAGACGGAGTATGTATATGATTAGTATGTATATAGTATTTAGTTATGTTTAAGAAATCATCTTCGTTATGAGACGAATCTAATAAAATAGGTAGTTGATATCTAAACTGTCCGTGCATCATAACTAAATCGACTTGTGTTAAACCTTTAGATTTCATTAGCTCTTTAATATCTTGAAATCTATCACTTGCTGGTTTATCATTTTGATCTGGTACATAAAGTATATTTAAATTAAAATCTTCCATATGTTCTATATGTATATCTGTTATATATTTAAAATCTATATCTAGTTTTAACTTATTAGTATTAGTCTGAAATACTTTACCTTGTTTACTATCGTGTAACGGTGTACCCTCTAATAATCTTAGTTTAATATTTCTACCAGAACAAAAAGCCATCAGTTCGTTAAACCACTCTACAATCAAATCATAATCTTCACTATTAGTAACCAATAATCTTTCAAATAGATCTCCGTTAAAGAATATAGCATCTAACTCATTAACAAGATTAGTGTTACTATATAATACTTTTCTTAGATTTTCTATAATATAAGCTGTTTTATTATTCATGTGTCCTAAATGTATATCACCTAGTGTTATATAGTTAAATTTTTTCATTTTACCGCCTTATATCTTATTCAGGAATTAGGAGCTTGTATAAAAATATATTTAGATGAAAATTTAACTTTATACTGTATCTACGGTATAAATTAGTTTATAAAATATAATAGGAGGTAAATGATGCTGTTATATAAGAAGAATTGGTCTAATTTTCCTAGCGCGATAATAGACACGGAAACCAAGAATACTTCTTTTTTAAGATATGCTAGATTATTAAAAGCTATGAATATAGAAAACCATTCATTTTGTTTAGCTTTAATTAACCCAGAGTTACAAGGAGTAGATCCTAGGTCTAATAATCTAACACCTGAACAAATAGCTATGATAATAAAAGAAGCAAGAGAAAATCCTTGGTATATATTTAGAGAGATTATTAAGTTACCACCAAGTGGTGGGTCACAACCAGTTGACTTACAAGCTAATAGAGGTAACATAGCTTTATTCTGGTTATTCTTTAACCATGTAACCACATTGTTAATACAACCAAGACAAACTGGTAAATCAGTTAGTACAGATACACTAATGGTTGCTTTGATGTATATATTAACTATTAATACTGATACACACTTATTAACTAAAGATGATAGTCTTAGAGTAAGAAATGTTAAAAGGATAAAAGAGATTATATCTTATTTACCTTATTATCTTAAACTTAAAACTAAATCTGATACTAATAATACTGAAAAAATTACGGTTAATAGATTAGGTAACACCTATCTAACATCTGTACCACAAGCTTCTGTTAAAGCCGCTAAGAACTTAGGTAGGGGTTTAACTGTTGCTATCCACCATATCGATGAAATTGCGTTTATTAATAATATAGAACACACTTTACCAGCATTACTTGCATCTGCTGGTGCTGCTCGTGATAGTGCTCATTCAGAAGGTGCTCCTTATGGTAATATCTTTACAACTACAGCAGGGTATTTAAATACTGATTCTGGTACATTTGTAAAAACTAATATTTATGATAAATCGTTAAGATGGACAGAAAAACTTTATGATTGTGAAGATATAGAAGAACTACATAAAACTATAAAATCTAATTCTCCTTCTGGTGAGTTACAAGTTTTATTAGAGTTCAATCATAGACAACTAGGTAAAACAGATGCTTGGTTAAAAGGTAAAATAGCAGATGCGTTATCTAAAGGTGAAGATGCGGCCGCTGACTTCTTAAATATGTGGGCTGATGGTGGTTCTGAATCTGCTATAGATAAGAAACTTATGGCTAAGATCAATGATAGTAAAGTAAATGATGCTTATATAGATATATCTAGTTATGGATATATCACTAGATGGTATCTTCCACAACATGAAGTACTTGGTGATGGAGTATACAAAAGAAAACTTGTTATGGGGTTAGATACTTCTGATGCAGTTGGTAACGATGATATATCTATGGTTATAAGAGATGCTATAACAGGTGAAACAATTGCTACTGGTAATTATAATGAAACTAACACTATCTTGTTCTCTAAATGGATAGCTGACTGGTTAATCAAATATAGTAACTTAACATTAGTTATAGAGAGAAGAAGTACTGGTACATCTATATTAGAT